CCAAATGTAGAAATCAAATCTTTAAACATAATGTCAGCGGAAAATGACCCTGATGAAACAAAAACGTATACACAAGACGAAGACGAGAGATTGTTTAGGGTTTCTGATTATTCGAGTAAACCTTATTCTGCTAAAGTTAAACTTGATTATACAGTAAATAACGGAGCATTTTCAGTATCAGACTTTATAATTATTAACATATAAAATGGCAAAAGAAATATCATACGCAACAAGAGATTTTGCAGGTTTAAGAGACGAATTAGTTTCATTAACTAAAAAGTATTATCCAGAATTAATAAGTAACTTTAACGATGCATCAATTTATTCAGTATTACTTGATTTAAATGCTGCGGTTGCTGATAACTTACATTTTCATATAGATAGAGTTTGGCAGGAAACGATGTTGGACTTTGCACAACAAAGACAATCATTATTTCATATTGCAAAAACTTATGGTATCAGACTACCTGGTTTAAGACCATCAGTTGCATTATGTGACTTCTCAATTAACGTTCCTGTTAGAGGTGATAAAGATGACGAAAGATATGAGGGTATTCTAAAAGCGGGAGCACAAGTTTCGGGTGGAGGACAAATATTTGAAACCCTTGAGGATATTGATTTTTCAAATCCCTTCAATAGTAAAGGTGAACCTAATAGACTAAAGATTCCAAATTTTGATAACAATAGTAAATTAATATCATACACAATCACCAAAAGAGAAGCGGTTGTTAATGGAACCACTAAAATTTATAGGAGAGTTATCAATGAAGTTGACCAAAAACCATTCTTAAAACTGTACTTACCTGAGAAAAACGTATTGGGTGTTGTTAGTGTAATTCATAAATCGGGAACAAACTACGCAAGTAACCCTACATATGATGAATTCACAAACGGAAATAAGTGGTATGAAGTTAAATCATTAATGGAAGATAGAGTTTTTATTGAGGACGCAACTACCATTTCAGATACAGATAATTTTAAATCTGGTGATTACCTTAGAGTTGATAATAAATTTATTACTGAGTATACACCTGAAGGTTATTTCAGTGTTACTTTCGGTTCAGGAAATGTAGACCCAATGGATAATTTGGATAACTATATGAACGGAACAATGAAAGTTAATATTGCAACTTTCCTTAATAACAACTCATTGGGTAACATACCGAGAGCAAATACCACATTATTCATCAAATATCGTATAGGTGGTGGTAAAGAATCGAATCTCGGAGTTAATGTAATAACATCGATAGATACAATTGATTTTGCGTTGAATGGTCCAAATTCAACAATAAATGACCAAGTATACCAATCATTAAGAGTTACAAATATAACACCTGCAGTGGGTGGTGCAGATTCACCGACCATAGAGGAAATTAGAAATATGGTTGCATATAACTTTGCAGCACAAAATAGAGCGGTAACATTAAATGACTACAAATCTTTAATTGAAACGATGCCGTCAACTTACGGTGCACCGGCTAAGGTTAGTGTGATGGAAGAAGACAACAAAGTGAGAATTAAATTATTATCATACGATAGTGAAGGTAATTTAACAGATATTGTATCTAACACACTCAAGAATAACGTATTGAACTATTTGTCTAAATTTAGAATGTTAAATGACTTCTTAGATATTATGAGTGGTGAGGTTATCGACTTAGGATTAGAGGTTGATTTGGTTGTAAATAAAAACGAAAGTCAAAGCGATGTATTAAAAGAAACTGTTAATACTGTAACAAACTTCTTTGCAATCGACAAAAGAAAAATGGGAGACCCATTGTTTGTTGGTGACTTAATGAGAGAAATCGGTAACGTAACAGGGGTTGTGAACGTCGTGGATGTTAGAGTATTCAACAAAATTGGTGGAAAGTATTCATCAGCTGAAATATCCCAAGCTTACAAGGATAATATCACAAAAGAAATATTACAATTTGATTCGACCATATATATGAAATCAAATCAGATTTGTCAAATCAGATTCCCACAAAGTGATATTAAAGTAAGAGTAAAAACTTTAACTTCGGCTACATATTAATTTGTTTTTTAGTTATCTTATAAGAAAACCATTGAGTTTCTATTTATTATAAGATGATACAAAAACATAGAATTCATACCAACATTGGAGAAGACCAATACATTAAATTTGAAGTCAAACAAGATTTCGATTTATTGGAATTGTTGTCTTTAAAATTATCCCAAAGGGATGTATACACATCGTTATGTGCAGACTATGGTGTTGTTTGTGGTAGACTTACCGTAAATAATGGTTTTGGAGTACCAAATGCACGAGTTTCAATTTTCGTACCGTTAGACGATGACGATGTAAATGACCCTGTAATATCAGCGTTATACCCATATACTGAAGTTTCAGTTAAAGACGATAATCATTATCGATACAATTTATTACCCGCAAGAAGACAACACAGCGGACACGCAGCAACAGGAACATTCCCTGACCAAACAGATATTTTAGATAGAGAAGAAGTTTTAGAGGTGTATGAAAAATATTACAAGTACACCGTAAAAACAAATAGTGCGGGTGATTTTATGATTTGGGGGGTACCATTGGGTGAACAAATCATAGTATGTGACGTGGATTTGTCAGATATTAGTTGTTTCTCATTAAGACCTGATGATTACTTAAGAAAAGGTTTTGGTTTAGAGGAATTTAAATCTGCTTATGAATTTAAGGCTAGTGTAGATATTGACTCACTTCCACAAATTAAAACATTTAGAAAAACAATTGAAGTTTATCCTTTTTGGGGTTCTGAAGATTTATGTGAAATTGGTATAACAAGAACCGATTTTGATTTATCAGACCAAGGAGTTAAAATTGAACCGAAGGCTTACCTTATTGGGGGGACTTATACAGATGGTAGAGCGGGAGTCAAAGCAAATTGTAGTGTTAAAAGAGATAGTAACAAAAAATGTGATTTAACGACAAAGGCAGGTAAAATAGAAATGATTCGTTTTACTGCCGAATATGACAACAACAATCGACCGATTTTAGAAGTATACGATGTAAAAGAAGACATCACGGATGATGGTTCATTTATTGTGTCGTTACCGATGAATATGGATTTTGTATATACAAATGAATTTGGTGAGAATGAATATTCCAATGACCCAAACAAAGGTATTCCAACATCAGGATGTTATCGTTTTAGATTTACAACACAACAACAAGGTACTGCTCAAATATTGGTACCTAACATTAGAGAGTACACCACGAGAATTGATATGTCATATGCTTGGTCCAATAACTATAAAGATTACCCACCGGAAGCATTAAGTTTAATATTAAATACTGTTGATGGATTCTACGTACCACAAGATTATTTTTATAGATTTACATATAATAAAGTTTTTACAGTATCATCATTTCACAATTCGTTCTTTAAAAATTCATTATCAACTCTTTCAGGTCAATTATTGGGGATAAAAGAAATTGCACCTCCAAGAGAATCCGATTGTGATTCTTCAGTTGTAACACCGCCGGTTAATTTTGGTTTTAGAAACTACACAATCAAACTATTAATTGCAGATATATTATTGTTCTTTGAACAATTATCGACGGTTTCGGGATTCATATTCAATAATACAGTATCTAAAATATTTCATAGATTTTCGGACTCCACGAATTTCTGGCCAATTAAATCTGTTAGTAGAGCATTAAGAAAATTCGCGTACGAAATTCAAGATAGTGGACAAAGAGAATTGTTTTTAATTGATTACCCTTCTTGCCTTGAATGTAATAAAGATAATGAATACGGTACTGTGGGTGGTCTGGGTAACGCGGTCGATTTTTGCCAAGTGGGTACTTTAACAATTCAGGGTTCATCAGTAGAAAGTCCAAGAACTTTAACAGCGACTAATTTTGCTTTTTCTAACCCCGACCCAACAGGAATATGTTCAGGAGCAACTGTTCCACCTGATTTAACATATTTTATAAATAATCAAACAAATTATATAATATCATCAGGTAGTAATGGTGTTCTTTTATCGGGTACAACAATTTTTACATCTGGGGCAACAATAACCTTTAATGATGTTGCACAATTATTTAACGAAACATTAACATATACGGTATTAATTAGAGATAAAAATGTGTCATCAGTTCAAACGACTCCCGACACTGTTATATTAGAAGAAGGATGTGCAATCTACGATACACCATATGATGAATCTTTAGTTCAGAAATATTATATAACACCAAATAGAACTGAAAAAACACCAGGACAATACACCGCGGGTATGGATGTGATGGCGACATTAATTTCGGATGTAGATTCCACTAACAAACCATTACCAACAATATTTGATGGACAAACTTACACACCAAGAACACCATCAGGACAATCTGAATTTAGTAATGGTATTTTCATTATGGTCCCTGGTACTATGACAAACCGTAGGGTAATCAATATAATGAAGGAATATAGAAGACGTAGACGTATGTCTAAATTATTTTGTTCGGGAGTGGTAAACTATTCATTCGTGGATAATTGGTTATCAGGTTCTTTATATTTCTTTACATTTGAAACACAAAAAAGATTTTTATTTTGGAGTAAATCTGCTTGTTGTGAACAATTAATTAAGAGAACGGTACAGACTAATTTGGAAACAAATCAAAGTGAATCACATTATTATTACAGGTCTACACCATATAATAACAGTACAGGTGTTTGG